ATTTACGAGACAATGAAATGTTGCCTGCAATCGGATTCTTGTTTTCAAGAAAGCAGGTCGAACAATGTGCGCGGGACATGACTACCCCTTTGTTCGAAGACGACAGTAAAATACCTTTTCTGATTAAAAAAGAATGTGACCAAATATTACGAAGGCTTCCGAACCACGAAGAATATGAACGATTGCCGGAGTATATTGAATTGACCGGATTTTTAGAAAAAGGCATTGGAATACACCATTCGGGTATGATTCCGATTCTTCGCGAGATCGTCGAACTCTGTATTACAAAGAAGTATATACAGTTGTTATTTGCCACGGAATCGTTTGCGATTGGTTTGGATTGTCCGATCAAAACAGCGATGTTCCTTTCGTTGACAAAATTCGATGGGAATGACAATCGCATTTTGCATTCACATGAATACACACAAATGGCGGGACGCGCAGGTCGACGCGGGATTGATACGATTGGATATGTGGTTCATTGTAACAATTTATTCAAACCACCGAGTGAGTCGGTCTACAAAACAACCTTGTGTGGAAAACCACCGAAGTTAGTATCAAAATACAAGATATCATATTCAATGGTATTAAATGTATTAGGCGCGAGTCCGGATGCATCATTGGATACAATCGTAAAATTCACGAATCGTAGCATGATGCACGAAGAAGTACAAAAAGAGATCAAGTCGCAAGAACATATAGTGAATTCTTTACAAACAGATCGTATATTTTGCTCAGAAACGCCTTACGAGGTATGTAAAGAGTATCATGAGTTAACAGAAAAAAGTAAGGCATATAGCAACAAAAAGAAAAAGGATTGTCTGCGGAAAATGAATGCAATCGAAGAGGAACATCGGAAGATTCAGAAAGACATGGAACGATGGAAACAATACGAAGAAACATTAAAAGAGCAGGATGGTGAACGTGATTATTTAGCTCATTTACAGAATTACATTGCGACAAAAACGGATAAATTATGTAGTATATTGATTGATAGAGGTTTCATCGATTCGGAGTATAAGATGTCGAATCTCGGAATGATCGCATCTCACATTTCAGAAGTAGATTCGGTGGTGTGGGCGATTTGTATGTTTGAGAAATGGAATTACTTGAAATTCTTTTCGGAGAAGCAGATAGTAGGTCTGTTCTCATGTGCGACGGATGTGAAGGTAAATCAAGAGTACCGTAAAGGTGTTCCTACAACTGATGATGCATTCTTAAAAACGAAAATAATCGAATTGGGACAAATGTATGAAACGTATGCGCAGTCGGAGACGGATCTTCGTACTGAAAGCGGAATCAATTATGAAATGCCTCTGAGTTATGATATTATAGACGGGGCAATGGCATGGTGTGATTGTAGTAGCGAAGAAGAATGTAAGTTGTTTATATCAGAGCATCTGATAGAAAAAGAGATTGCGATTGGAGATTTCACTAAAGCGATGATGAAGATCGCAACCATTGCCCGTGAAATGCAATCACTTGGTGAGTTGGATATATGTAAACATGAGACAGAATGGATTTACAAGATGAGTCAAATTGAAGGTATGGTGTTGAAGTATATTGCAACAAACCAGAGTTTATATGTGTGAAACCGATCAATAAAAAATGCTATGTTCTCCAATGATGACTTCATTTGATTCTCGCATCGGATTTATCACGAAATCATCTAATGGAGGTAAAATATCTTTTTCCGGTGTACGGGACTTTAAGAATAACCAAAATTCTAATTTATCTAAAAACTTCGATTTTTCTTTTGTATGTGCATTCAATTTAGTGTCAAGATGCGATAGTTTGAATAGAAGGCACATATGCTTTCTTATAGAAACGAATAAAAATATTGAATTGTAACGTGTTAATTCATTTTTGTTGTATAAGGGAAAACAAAAATGTATGATCAGTATATAGAGTAATACATATAAATGGCGGCAATACATGCGGCATCACTCTTAGTAAGTCTCGGTATACCAGGTGGAGTAGGCCTTTCTACGCCTGAGACCAAACAAAAAATTAGGCAAACGTATAGTGAACCCTATAATGATAATGAGAATTTGAAACGGACACATAGTATTTCAAAAGAGGGTAATACTAGAACGGAAAGAATTGAACCAAATAACAAGGAATTTTTTGATACCATGTTGTCTGGGATGATGGGTTATTTTATTAGTAATGCATTTGATTTTCGTGAATATGAACTATATAATATGTCGAAACAACCAGAATCAGAAATATTTAAAAATGAAAAAGAAGAAGAAGAAAAAGAAAAAGATTCTACAAAGCCTGTAAATAATTTTGATATTACATTTAAATTAAATGGTATTCCAGATGACGAAACAAGACGAAACGCGCACGATACATACAATGATTACAAATTGGCCACTTATTTATTATTTTCATTGCATGACAAACCAAACCCATTTTTCATCGAAAAATTTGAAACAAACCTACTTCCATTGATGGATTCAGAAAATGCATCTACATTTATAAATATATTCAGTAAAATAGGAGATGCTAGTAAAAACAATAAAACAATTTCACAAACATACATTCACAAATTGTTAGAAGATTTACACGCTGAAATAAAATCAATAATGAAAAAAGAATATGGTATTGATGTACCAGAAACACAAGAATATATTTTGGGTAAAAAGGATAACAAGAATGAAAATAATGATAACGTATTGCCGCTGGAAACCTCACAAATTGGCATTGCGTTAGGGAAGGTATTAGAAAAATGCCCATATGTTATGGTAGATGCGGTCAGTGCAGAAAAATACGTTCGTCCATATGATAAAACATTGATTAAACCGAACGGGTTACCTGACCAAGATGGAGCAATTACAACATCAGTTTATAGCCACAAACAACAAATGCTCTCTGAAGACTTCGATAATACATCGGTTACATCAACATATGTATTAGAAGGTACACCCGAAGGTATACAACCAGTTATAGTTAAAGACGTAGACCCACTCATGCAAATCAAAGATGTGGTTGTTGTATGTCAAAAGGTACAAAATCAAAATTATTATTTGTATTATTCACGCAAACTCTTTGACAGTGCAGAGGAGAATACTATAATCGAGAACATACCGGATTCAATACCAAGTGATGTAAGTAGATTTATAACCCACAATAACATAACAAAATATTTATTCGGATTTGTTACGGGTAGACTATCACAAAATCAATCATTATTATTCTTAAATCTCAAAGATCAAATGAAAGCGTCAAGTACGATCCGGGGTACAGGGAACGATAATCTACCCGAAGGTACATGGTGCTATGATTTACCTCGAACTCGGGTGGCTATGTCTTGTTTTTCAAAAGAAGTAGGTGACCAGTCTAAGATTAAGTATATGGAGTTTATGAATAGAAATTTCGATAAAACCGCATTATATACAGTGGATGGATTCATTAAAGATTCAGCCGAAACAGGAGTTGTTATATTCAAAAGTCCTGCATATGTAAGATCATATGAGAAGCAAGGGTTTCGAGAATTATCTCATGGTATGAAACGAACTCTGGAACAATTTTATGTGTGGTTACAAGACAATGTTGAAACATATGACCTAGAATATTATGAAGAAAAGAAAAAATTGACATTGTATAAGAGATTGGAACACTATTGTAAGGTATCTCGTCAAGAAATAGCGGTTATTATTGACAATATTGAAAACTCGACGTATATCGGAGAGAACAAAAAAATATATTTAAAACGTTTTTACATTCATTTAATGAGTATGTATCATGCTGATAACATATACAAACCTACCAATGCGTTAGAATCTGAATCACCCTTAAAATTCAAATCGAAAATATATAATACACGTACTCTGTTTTTCGAAATGTTTGATTTTACTCCTTTGCTTAATCGTTTAGAAGAGATCGAAAAACACAATGATTATGTGTATAAAAGTATCAAAAATGAAACGAACCTAGATGGCAAAGAAATGTATGAAGAGCTACATACAAACAATGAAAATGACTTTTTGAAAATCTTACGAGACAAACAGAAAAAATATATTGATGAAAAAAAACCAAACAAATTCATCGAGGTTGCGGGTGTTGATTTGAATGTTATATCAACAAAGGAATTTATAGATGAAGTGCCATTTTACTCGATTATTCAACACATTTCATTGTTTGAAAGAAACGATAAGAGATCAGAGGCTGGGTCAAACCAAGTACGATTAGACACGATGAAAACACATTTAGACGAAAAATTACCATTAGAAGTATCGTTGCCTAAGAATGTTGTAGACAAGCTTAAGGAAACAAACAATAATAAAATGGAAACAGACGAAGTTAAAACAGATCCAGATAAAATGGAAGAAGTTGAAATAGACGAAGTTAAAATAGAAGACGTTAAAATAGATATGGAAACCGACGAGGTTGAAATGGATATTGACGGTTATTTTAAACAACAACGAAATCTAGATCGCGAACAAGAAAAATGGGAAATAGAATTTGAAAAAGAAGAATGGAAAAAAGGGGTAAGTCAGTCCTTAGAAGGTTCGATAGAAGTTTATAAGGAAAAATACACGGGTTTTGAAGAAATTTATGAACAGAAAAAACATAATTTGAATCAATCTGATTACCCTTCGGAACGTGCGATGATTTCTACTGCGCTTACACAAACATTTCAAGCTATTTATCAGGCGAATGAACGTAAAGCTATTTCAAGAGCTATTTTTACTGTGGGCGAAGACGAAGACGAAGACGAAGAAAACGCAGACGAAGACGAAGAAGACGAAGATAAAAACCCGACTAAAAAACGAAAAACAGGTACATCAATATCATCTAAACCCCCAAATACAAATAAAAATACCAATACATCAAAAGGAAAAGGAAAAGGAAAAGGAAAAGGAAAAGGAAAAGGAAAAGGAACAAAAGGCAGAAAAACAAAAGGCAGAAAAACAAAAGGTGGGAATAAAACAAAAAAAGGTAAACAACCACCCACTAAGCGCATACGTCTAAAAAGAAAATCAAGAAGGACAAGAAAGCGGTAATTGTATTGACAAAAAATATGAACACTATGAATTCATATTTTTTATTGTTAGATTCGTTTGAGTCTTCTCGTTTGTTTCTTTGCCTTTGATTTACATGATTTGGATCGCCCTCCTCTTTTTTTTGTTGTCCTTCTTGGAATTTTGGATGACCGTGTTCTTGTTGGACTAAGGATTTTGTTGGTGGCTGTGTTTTTTTTTCGTTTTGGAATTTTTGAAGTTTTCGTTCTTTTTTCTTTTTCTAGTTGTTCCGAATGTTCCGATTGTAGTGGGGCTTCTGATTCTTCTGATTCTTCTGATTCTTGGGGTTCTTCGGGTTCTTCGGGTTCTTCCGATTGTATGTGTTGATTTGTATCACTTAATTTAAATTGAACCATAGAGGCAATTGGCAAATGATCGTTCCCTACAACACTTAATGGCATGTAATGTGAATTGAATGTAAACATTTTCCCTTTAAACAATATTCTATCCGCATAACCAGGTAATCTACCATGTACAGTTGAACTTTCTTTTTTTAACAAAGAAAACTTTCCGGTACTTTCATCACGTTTATAAGTAGGTAAGAAGCTAATGATATCTTCTCTGAAGCCAGGAAAAAGTGTATTCATTTTCGTATGTAACACATCGCTTTTCAATAAAATCCGAATCATGTCTTTCGCTTGGGTTTTGTACAGGTCATTCCCATCAAGAAGTCTATTTTTCGAAATGCGATCAGATATATCACAATTATCTTTGGTCAATTTTGTCAATCGAACTTTGGAATATGCAGGGTCAACTACAATACTTTCATCCAATGTCATGTTTTCCAAGTAATCTTTTATAAAACAATATTTCGATTGGTCGTCGTCCTCACAAGTTGTAATATTTTTGGCATAGCATTCGGGCGTCAACAAAGATCTACTATTCAAGTCTCCTAATACGACTTGTGCGTCAGAACGGAAATTGTGTACACGCAACCATCGAAGCATTTCGTTGGTAAAGGAGGATGTTGTTTTTTCATCTCGAAATGGCATATGTGTATTGACGATATCAATGGATTGATTGTCTCCTATTTGCAAAGTAACTACACAATATCCTTTTGTTTGATCGATGCATCTTTCTTTCACTGCGGTCGGTATAATAGGTATAGTGAGGTGTTCGCGTTTGAATATATATGTTACAATCCCATATCCACCTGCCACTCCCGAGACAATATTTGCACAAGTGA